GCCCACCAAGCAACCGAACGTTGCCATCGCACCCATGCCTGCGAATGCACCAGTACCGGCCATCGCGGCGCCAGCCATACCACCCGTCCAGATCGTAAGCGCAATGATGGCGATCATGAAGAGTGCTGTTTTACCGACACGCCCTACCAATTCGATCTTTTGGCCCTCTTTCGGTTTGACGTGTTTCCAGATCGACCGGGGGATTTCCACGCCGCCAATGCTGACGAGCCAGTCACCACGATCGAAGCCCTCAACATTGCGGCGCAAGAACGCATCCAGCGTTTCACCGGGAAGCATGGCCGCGAAGATATTGCGCTGACCTTCCAGCGTCACCGGATGCGGCGTGGATATCAGCTGCGTGCCAATGGCGCTTGCAAGAGGGCTGGCAATCATGCGGTTTTCCATCGGTAATATCCTTCGACAATGATGCTGAAATTTGAAAGTTGACGCACCCGATGGAAAACCGAGTCCGTTCTTTCCGTAGTATGAAGCACCCAGCCTTCACCAGCCAATTCAAAATACGTTCCGACGTGTCCTGGATAATGCTGTAGGAAGTCCTTCATGACGACCAGATCGCCTAGGGCCGGCACATCTACCGGATCGACGTGCGTGCGCAGCAGAGCGTGTGCCTGACGTCTCCATGTATCCCTTTCGGTGGGTAGATCGAACTCCCTCCCAAAAATACGCCGCTGGACATCAATCAACAGATCGACGCAATCAGCGGCGGCATAGGGGATTCCCGTAAATTCAGAAAAGACCCGGCGCGAAGTATTGGTCATAGCGGAGTTTTGAACTCTTCTGTTGAAGGAAAATTTGATTGCCGCAGGTTGCCGTGATCGCCGTGGGTGTTACAACGATGGCACTCATCGGAATGAAGAACGTCTTGAAGATCGTATCGGGATTCAGCGGATCGACCAGCAACAATTTCGACTTCAGCGGATGACCCGGTTGCCATGCCTCAAGATCGCTCATCAGATCGCCGCCGACATTACCTATCGTCAACGTCATTTGTGATGCGAGTCCATTGCTATCCTGCGGCAACTGGAAATCGAATGGAAAACAGATGTATGAATTGCCGTTCGACACCACAGGCGTCGCTTGATTGACTGCTGCCAGTCGAACCACATCCGGGAAAAGGTCACAACTGATTTCCAGCAGCGGCATAAGCTGCAGGCCCGACGTGCGCTGTACCTGTTCGAATAGATTCACGGGTAATACTCGATGGCTGTAGTGACAGACGACATACCGTAGCCGCCAATGATGGGCACGATATCACCCAGCGTGCCCATCGGGAAACGGGCGGTAATGGTTGCGCCCGTGCGTGGATGCTTCATCGTAAACCAGCCGACCACTCCCAGCGTCGTGACATACCAGTCGATGAAGCTGTTCACGTCGTTCTGACTTTCGAACAACAATTCGATGGCGCTGTTGAATAACACACGCGGTCCATTCAAGCGCTGCTGCGCCGGACCGCGATCCATTTCGACGCGATCGACCAGCGGCTTTGGGGTATCGGAAGCCGACGCCATGATGGCGCGAGCGTAAGTGGGGAGTGCAATGGTCATCGTCCGCTCCGTTGTGCGATTGCGCGACTGGTCAAACTGGTTCCATCGGAAATGCCGCCAGCCATGTATTTATCAACCTGCTTAAAGATGATATCGATATCCACGCCGCCTTGGGAGTTCTGCCGACTCTTCACATCAGCACCCTGCGGTGCATTTTGGATACTGACGTTGACGATGGGTGTTCCCGAACCGCCACCGTAGGACTTCACACCCAGCACACCGTTGCTGTCTTTCGACAACGGCATGATAGCTTCTTTACCAGCTTCCCCCATCATGCCCAGCGCGCCACCCTTGGCGAATTTGAACAGAGTGGGCGAGGACACGATGCTATTCATGTGACTAGCAAGATCAGGCGAGCTGTATACGTTGCCCTTGGCATTGAACGTCGTCTGCGTCTGCATGCCATAACCGCCCGTCCCGTTACCCGTCAGGCCGGTATATGCTCCGCCGCCGAACATGCTTGCAAGCAGCTCAATGAATTTCGTCACCGCAGCATTCGTCAACGCTTTGATAGCCGTTGCTTCCATGCTGCGCTCCATGTCCTTGAAGCTGGTACCGACGCCCGTAGCGGCCTTCGCTGCGGCATCACCGATGCTACCCAAGCCATCTTTCCAGACGGATTGCAAATTGCTGGATAGCTGCATCGACTGCTGCGAAAAGTCGGCGAACGCAGCATGCATGCCGTTGAACACGTCTAGCTCTTTGGTGTTCAGCTGCGTGTATGCGTTTTTGATGGCCGTAATTTTATCGACCGTTTGCGACATCACGTCGTTACGTTCGGCATCCCGTTCGATCGCGTCAATGCTGCCCTTCGCAAACTGCTTGTCGATTTTCGCCAGCGCGTCCGCTTGCTGGTTGTAAGCCTCATTGAGCTTTTGGGCAATTTCGTATTCCTGCTGCCCCATACCCACGCGGGCAACCATCGCATCGAGATTGCGCTGTAGCGCCTGCAGCTGCGCATCGAGCCCTTCCTTATAGGCGTCAATGGCGTCGATGCGCTTCTTCATCGCCTCCGCTTCTTGAATGTCGAGCTGTGCCTCCTTGTTCTGCTCCTTTTGACGCTCGGTAGCGATCTGCGATTGCAGTGCCGCGATCTTTTCCGCGTTGTTGCCGTGGGCCTGCTCCACAGCAATTTGCTTGTTGAGCGAGCTGATCGCAACGTCACCGCTTTGCTTCGCCAGAGCCTTCAATTCTTCGTAGTAGGCTTCCATCGAAATTTGGCGCAACGTGTACTGACCCTGGATGAATTGGGTCTGCGCAGCGATGGCGGCTTGCTGCGTCTCGGCGTCGCGCTTGATTGCGGCATCTTCCGGTGCGACGGAAACCTTTTTGTCGAGCCCAGCTCGCTTTTTCATGCTGGTAAGCAGCTTGTCGTAGCCGCTGCCACCGTATTGATCACCGTCACGCTGGATGCCCAGCGATTTAAGCTGGGTATCATTGAGCGCATTGAGCTGACCGTTCAACAACTTCACTTGCGACGCATACTTCTGCGCTGCCGTGCCGCTGTCATCTAGCTTCTTTTCGATTTCGCTCTGAATCTTCAGCTGCGCTACGGTCAATGTGGTAGGCGGCGTAGCGCCTCCCTGACCACCAGTAATCCAGTCGATCGGCTTGGATTCTTTTTCAGATTTCGCCTGTGCCGCACCAGCATCATGAAAAGCATTCGATGGCGAAAGGTAAAAACTTGTAGCGGTACCTACCCATCCCCAATCTTTACTAGGTTTGATCTTGTCGATGTTGGCAATACCCTTTGCCATTTTGTCGAAATATTCACCTACCCACGACGTGGCATCTTGAGTGACACCGCGAACATTAATCCACAATTCAGCCCAGCCCGACAAGTTCTTCTTAACCATGTCGCTACGGTTTTCCATTTGATCAAAATAGATTTTGATCGTTTGGTTTACCGCTTCTTGGGTATTGCCGACCTTTAGCAATGCATCGATCTGATCATACTGGGCAGCTGTAACACGCACAGTGCCGTCGAGAATCGCCTTCATCGGGTCTTTCGCGATAGCTTCGAAACTAGAAGTAACCTTCGTCGAGGCTTCACCAGTAACAGATGCCCAATCCGTTGCAGCCTGTGCAGCCAATTCAAAATTTCGGCCGAACAATAGACCAGACGAAGCAAGCGCTTCGATAGCCTTATGAGCATCAGCAAGGCTATTGCCCTTCATATCACCCAAAGTTGTTGCCAAGGCATCCAGCTGGGCAACACCACCAGCTATACCATCACCTTTGGCTGCGGAAACATTCAGCTCGTCCCATGCTTTGGCGTGCTTTACAAGAATCACCGTGACGCCAGCAATGATCGCGCCCACGCCTGCTACGGCGGCACCAATAGGTGACATAGCTAAGCCGAACAAACCGACATTGTTTGCCAGCGATCCCGCCGATTGCGCAAAACGTCCCCATTGCCCCGTGGCGATATCCTTCACCAAATAACCATATTCGCGACGCGCCTGCGCCGTGTTGAAATTGAGTTTCGTAAATTCGCCTGATGTCAGCTTGACTTCACTACGCGTTTTTTCGAGCGTCGCACTATACGCAGCGTAATCGGCAGAGGAAATTTTGCCGGCCTTCAGTGCCGAATTTAATGCTGCCTGAGCATTGTCGAGCTGCTCAAGTTTCTTGATGCTGGGGTCGATTTGACCAAGCAGTTTGGTGAGCGCGTCCTTTTGCGCCTGGATCGCTGCAGCACTCTCCTTGGTGCTCAACACTTGCTTACCGTTGGCAGCATGTAGAGCATCGATCTGCGCTATCTGTTCAGCGGTGAAAGCAGACTGTGCACGCTGTGCCTTAGCCATACCAACCGTAGCATCATCAGCCTCGCGCATCGATTTTGCGAGTGCATCCACGCTGGCGACTTTGGCAGCGTCAACGGCGTCCTGTCCGACCGTAAACGCTTCTTCGGCCTCGGCACGCCGGCCCAAGTTGGGACCAGCGCTGGTATTGACACCTAACAACTGGTTGTAATGCAATTGGGCATTCTGCGCGTACTGCGCGGCACGCTCCTTGTCGATAATCGCCTGCTTGGCAATTTCCTCGTTGAGCTTACTCTGTGCCGCCGTAGCATCCGTGGTGGCCTGCCGCTGTTTATCGAGCGCTGCCGCTGCTGCCGTGGCGATATCCACGGGCACGCCTTTCATCAGCGCGTTCAGCACCTTTTGCGCGTCTCCTGCCTGACCCTGGGCCGTCACGTACTGCAAGAGCTGCGTAGCGGCCCGTTTTTGTGCGCCAGTGGCCTTGTCGAACGCCTCTTCCGCAGCTGACCCCAAGCCGGCCGCGGAATTTTTGGCTCGCGCTACGGCGGTATCCCAGTCGGAAGTATCGATGTCGAGGTACGCACGCGCAGTACCGATGCTGTTTTCGTTTTCACCTGACATAAATATCTCCGAAAAAAGGGCTCACTAGGAGCCCTTATTCATTTCGTTGAGTGCCGCACTTTCCAGCACTCGCAATTTGTGTTTCCACTCGATCCGGTCTTTTCCCTGAATACCCATATCGTCAAACTCTCGATAGGCAACGTTGTAATCCAACCGGGTATAACCGTAACCGTTGTGCTCGATCTGCGATGTCATCGATCGAAACCATCCGACGATTTGCCAATTTTCGTCCCACACGGTTTCGTTTGGTTCGGGGAAATCTTCCAGCTTTCGCATCCCTCCCCATGCGGAGAGTTCTTTGTCGCTAGGCGGCGACCAAAAAATATTGGCTACCGCCTCTCTCAGTTTTTTTCGACTGCGGCCATCCGCGCGGTGTGGAACAGTTGAATGATGCCCATCAACACGTTCGGGTAGTAGGCTTCCATCGATAGCATACCGTCGAGCGTCAACGGGAAATCGGTATCGGTGCCATCATCGAACGACTTGATGATGTAAAGGCAGACCTGAGCATTCACCCACGCTACCGGGTTCTTGGTGCCTTCCGGCATGGCATTGGTGATGTTCGTGTCCATGAACGAAGACAGATCGTCCGTAGTGCGGTTGTAAAACGTCAAGTTGAGGGGACTCACGTCGCCAGCACATTTCACTGTGCCGATACCCTTGACGGTTTCCGGTGTTTTCTTGGTAAGCATGATCGCCTCGCTGTTGAAAAAGCCCCCGGCCCATCACGAGCCGGGGGTAGCCGTTGAATCAGGGAGCCGGATAGCGCAGGATGTCGGAGTTGACGGTCATCACCGCCGATACCGTCATGTTCTGATTCCGGGTACGCGTGGGTGACTTGTTGAAGGCCAGATAGCCGGTGTAGAGCAGGATCGTGCCATCCGGCAACGTCTCGCGCATGGCCGTCAACGTTTGCTTCTTGGTGACCGTTTCCAGCGCGGCGAACCAGGGCAATGACGGATCGTAATCCAGCATGAAGGTCAGCTTCAGCGGATTGGCGTCGGTGGGACGCGAGCGCTGACGCAGTGCCTTGTCATCGACGTAGGTCCAGCTGAACTCGTTGAAGTCACCGCCCGCCTGGGTGATATCGCGAATCTGCGACAGGCTGACGAAATCGGTGAGCTTCGCGTAGGTACCCGCACCCTCACCGACAGGGAAATACTGCACGTCGGTGGTGTCCACGCCCTCAAGCGCGAACGATACGCCGGCAGTGACGGTCGCCACGCGGCATGCCTGACCGATCAGGGATGCCCAGTTCGAAGAGAGCAGAACGATATCGCCGACAGCCGGTACGGTCGCCGCATCGGCAATGGCCGGATTGGCATTCGTGATATCGGTGATGACGACGGGAGCCGCCTGCGTGGTGGCGAACGCATATTGCGCGCCATTGATGAAAAATTGACCCATGACGTATCTCCTAGGTTGATGGCGTGGCCGTGGCTAATGTATCACGGCTTAATCCAGAGGGAAAAATGTTGCGCCCGCCCCCGAAGCATCAGCCTGGGGTCATACGTCGCTATTGCCGAACCGATAATGCCAGCCGGTTTGTAATTCGACAATATCGCTGCCCTGACTGCGCGATTCAAATCAGTCGCACCCAGGGAAGAGGGAGAAAATGAAACGGTTTGTAGCCGAACATTTTCATGATCGGGAAACGACTGATCGATATATTCCTGATCAGTGCCCCCGATGAGTTGCGCTATAACGAATGGGAGATACGCACCGTTGATATCTTTCGGCGGACCAGATTGCGGCGTCGTGTCCCAGTAAATACGATCGTCAACCAATGGGCCGATAATGCTTTTGACCAGCGCTTCAACGTCCATCAGCCAATCTCCGTAAATTTCGCTCGTGCTGCCGATATGCCCACGCCCATGAGCGAGGGAAGTTTGCTATCGAATGCCGGCCCAAGAAACGGTTCTGCGGCGACCCAAAATGGTATGGCCTGACCTACTTCCGGTTTGGGTGTCCAGTAATGACCCTGCCCATCCGTGGCGTAAATATAGGGCATCCAATGGCCGAACTCGATCAGATGGCCATGAGGTGCTTTGTTGTGGTTCCAGCTCACCACATAGCGATATGTATTGTTGTTCAACACATTGCGGCGAGCATCGTATGCCTGATAGATCGCGTCGCGTAATGTACCTGGATTCAGAGAGCCGCCAAAGTCGGTACCCACGGGCACGCGCACCTTCGCTTCATCACGTACCGCACCGGCCATGGCGGAGCCCATAGCGCGAGCTACAGGCTCTTTTTTCGCTTGGAGCTTATCGAGCCCTGCGAAAATCTCAGTGGTGTCGAAACGTGATTTACGATTAGCCACTGCTCGCTCCCGAACGCACCACGATGTCAGTGAACTCGCGATCCGCATTGTCGGGGCGAGTCAGAATGATGTCGTATTGCGTGCCTTTCCAGCGCACTTGCATATCGACCGTAATATCCGTGCAAAATGGAACACGAAACGACAACAAGTCCAAAGCGGCATCGGCGGTCTTGCCGTTCTGTGCACCAATCTCGCGAATGTAAGAAATACCGTTGCGACCGCGGATTTTTGCCCACTTCGGTTTATATAGCACCCAATCGCCGGGGATAAATTCACCCGCAGCATCCTTTGTTCCGGTGTGCTGCCAGATTTCGATGCGCCGATTGTATTCACCCATCTGCTCTGCCATGTCACACCGCCATGTAGGGTTCAAGGATGCGCTGTGCGCCCATCGGCAGCTGAATAGCTACAGCGCCGGCCTGTGAAATGACTTCCTGACGATTGCGGTACAAATGGCCTGTGATGAGCAACAACGCGGCGAGGATCGTATCGTCGATCAGAATGCCGTCCGTCATTTGTTTCAGATCGCTCAACGCGGCAACATACGTCCTCCACGCTTGATTGAGCATTTTGTAGTTGATGCGATCCTGCGCCGTGAGCGGATGCCAGTCGGCGTAATACCTATCGATCGGATCGGTGTCGCATTTTGGCGCGTAGGTGTCTTTTGCTGTCTGCCATGCATTTTCCACGGCAGTGATTTTGTCGAGAAAGGTTGCCTTGTCGGCATCCATTACCGTTTGATCCCAGTACAGACTACGGCGGCAAAACCCCGTTGCGACGCCCACAGCTGAATTTGCATACTGCGTCAGCAGATTATCATCGTCACCATCACTCTTGACGTGATCGCGAGCAATATCGATGAAACTGGTGATGTTAGCCATGATTATCTCCCGTGGACGTAGCTATAGCGTATCAAAAAGAAACCCCGGACGAATCCGGGGTTCCATGTACCACTCGTCATTGCACCTAGACTTACGGCAATGCGATCGCCGCCGTGAAGGTGCCCTTGACCAGACCTTCCGGGCGACGCACACCCAGGCCGAGACGTTCCTCGCAACGCATGGTCGCTTGGTTCATTTCGAAGTCCGTATCGTTCTCGGTGGAAATCAGCACGGCCGTCGATTGACGATCGTACAGATGCACCGAGTAGGCGAACGCGGCAACGAGGAAGTTGTCCGCCGCCATCGAAGCGGAGTCAACCACCGGCAGCGCCCACAGCTGCTTGCTCGCATTGCCCTGCGGGGTCTGCGGGCCGAACAGGTAGCGCTGCTGACCATCACGCTCCAACTCGATATCCGCCCAGTCGATCAGGCTGATGACCTGGCCGTCAGCCGGGGCGAACTGCATCGCGAGGTCGAGCTGTGCCACACGCAGCACGTCGATCTTGTTGATGACGTTGGCTTTGGTGATGCCCACGGGGCGGGTAAACGCCGATGCCTGTGCCATCAGACCCAGCAGATGACCGGCCGTGCCGTCGCCGTTGAGCAATTCCTGCTCGATCTTCAACGCGAGGCCGTAGCGCATTTCCATTTCGACTTCGGCGGTCAGGCGCGGAGCGTCGGCGATGGCCTGCAAGGTCATCTTCGCCAGATGCGCGATCGTCTCGATGGAGGCGGTCTGGTTTTCCCACTTGTAGGCGCTGTACGGCTTGGCAGTGCCCTCGGCGACGAGTGCGGCGGCATTGGTGCGCACCGTCTGCACGGCGTAACGCACGCTGTCGGTGGTCACCGGCACGGTGGTCAGCAGGTCGCGAATCTTCAACGGCTGCTTCGGCTTGTCGAGCACGCCATCGAAGTACGGGAACGGCAGCAGGCCGACCGCGCCATCAGTGGTGCTGATCGCTTTCAGGTCCAGGCGCAGTTTCTGGCCCGAGCCGCCCGACTTGAACTCGTCATACTTGGCCTGCTGGCTCTTGATGGCATCGGTGAGCACGCCGCGCAGCGTCAGCGGACCCTTGGCGCCCTTGTTCTGCTTGCCGTACTCGTCCATCTTCTGCATCAGGTCTTTGATCAAGCCCTTCTGCTCGTTGACGGAAATAATCTGCTCATCGATCTTGACCTTCGTTTCCTGGGCCAACGTTTCGTTGTCCTTCAGGGCTTTGGTCACCAAGGCATGAGCGTCGTCCAAGCCCTTTTGGCGCTTTTCCAGCTCGGTACGGGCCGTCTTGAACTCCATGACGACATCGCCAAGGGTAGGCTCGTCGCAACGGCCCACGATGGCGGTGCTGGCGTGCAGCCAGTCGATGCCGCTGGTCGCGTGGACGATCAGCTGACCGACCGCAGCGGCGACACCGAACTGAAAGCCCATCGCGTGGAGATTGGACGGGTTGAGATACGCCACGATGGCGAAGATCGTCAGCGCCACGATGGCGCCGAAACTGTTGATGCGATGCTTTGTGAGTTTCATAGTCACTTACTCCGAAGGATGGAAAGGGCGTTTTTGATTTCCATCGAGCTATCAGCATCGCGCTGATTACCGACAGTTTTGATGCGGGACACAATGGCCTTCGCTTCTTTGATCGAAAAGTTACCTTCGTCACGAAGATACTGCTCGATTTGGGCAAGTGTACCCAACTGCGAAAGGTTTTTCACGTCCATCACTCGTGCACCATCCTGAGCCGGAAAAGTGACGGGTGAAATCTCCCACAGGTCGAGTTGCAAAATGCTCCGCTGACCCGTTGTGGTGTTGTAGTCGGCGTCTTCGGTGATAAAGCCCATCGATAGGCCGTTGATGGCTCCGGCCTTCATCAGCAAATGACACTCGTCAGCCTGCTGGACGCCTTTAACAAGCTGGCCTTCGACATACAGCCCTTTATTATCGACTGTCAGCACTGGATAGGTGCCGATCGGGTCATCCTGATCATGCTGCCAGAGGGCCGGAACCTTCCCCATGCGCTTTTTTTCAAGCGTCTTGGTAAATGCACCCGGCATGATGATGTCACCGTAAAAATCGGCAGTGCCGAATACGGTTGCATAACCGGAAAACGAGCCGTCTTCACTGACGCTCTTCAATTCGAAAGGACGAGTGACGGTTTTCATTTTCATGCGGGTACTTCCTTATTGGTTGGCTCGGTATTGGATGTCTGGACCACACTGGTTTCGACGCTGTAGTCATCGCCACCTGGATCAGTGCGCTTCGGCCTACCTTCCATCGTAAGCACATCGTTTGGCGAAAACACGTTGACCGTGCGAGCAACTTTATACGCATTCCATCGCGCCGTAAGGTCGCCGCGCAGCAACGAATCCATGTTGAATGACGGTTTCAACCGAGCCTGATCCTTTTTGCTCAACAACTTGTTGGCGATGATATTTTCCATGCGGTTTGCGCGTGGGAGCAACGTGTAATCGACCAAAAACTGATTGAGGGACGACAACGATGACGCCCAGGACGACGCTTTGTCACTGTGACCCACCAGCGGCGGCGGAACACCCAGCACGCGACAGATTTCTTCCACGCCGAAATAGCGCGACTGCAGCAGTTCGGCCGTCATCGGGTCGATCTTGTACTGCGTGTTGGCTACGGGCTCCATGCCCGGCAGCAGCATCATCCATTTGTTCGCTGCACCCGGCCGGCTGTATTCCGCGAGCCTCGCATCGAAGCGATCGAGCTGCTCGTCTTTCGGATAGGTCTTGTCGGGCGGCAATTTGAAGAAGCCGCCGACCTTCAGACCACTCGCGAACGTCTTTTGAGCAACGTCATTGGATGACTTTTGTGTGCGCAGCACGTCCGCGCCGGCCAGCAGGGCAGGGATGCCCCAATAGCCGTTTATGCTGAAGCCTGGAACGTGGAACACGTTTTCGTAGGGGACGGGTTCACCGTCGTAATTGAAGGTGGGACGCCCTTCCGTGTCCTCGTTGATCTGCCAACGATCCGTAGAGTGGAACTCGATACCGTAAGGATTGCCGTTGCTGTAACGCTTGATGATGCCCAGGCCGTTGCCGAACATCGAGGCGTTGCCTTGGATCGCACTGACGAATTGATCCTGCGTCTGCCATTGATTCGGCTGCTGCATCACACCGTACAAATCGTGCTCTTTGACGATGTTGTTTTGCCGATCCTTCAATTCGAAGTCCAGCACACCCATCGTCTCGGCGATAAGCCGCGTGCATGCGTAATACGCAGATAAACGAAGGGCCCCAATGGGCCCGACCGCAGGTAAGGTGACGTCGCCGCCATCGAAAGCCGCGAGGCCGGGGACGCCGACAGTTTTCCACCCACCTTTGATGCGCGAGTACCACTGTCCGATAATGGTTGCCATGCGTTACCCCAAGAGTTTCATTGCATCGAAGTCGAAAGAATCACGTTTCGTTTCGGGATTGTACGACATCAGCTCCATTGCGTTGAACAAAGCCATCACCGGATCGATTTTCGCCTTGCCGCTGGCTTCTTTCGTAACCAACAACGCGTTCGACCTCGGAACCACTTTGCAATTGCCCACGCACCAATTCACCAGCGCTTGCACAGCATGCATTAACCTGTTTTCTGCTAGCGCACGTTCCGTAAATAGAATGGCCGAATACAACCGCCAGCCCTGAGACACCTTGATCAAGAATTTATCGTGAGTCGGAATATCAGAAGCCTCCATGGCGGTAAGGATAGTGGAAATTCTGGCCGGATCAATGCCGATACCTTGGAGCAAATCAGTCATGTACACCATTTTGACGATTGACACCAATTCGACAACATCCAATCCGGGCACTTCAACGATCGTCAATTCGCCTGCATTATGGAAATCGCGCAGTCGATCGGCGATTTCCACGCGCAATTTCAATGCCGATTCAAGCACCCATGCTTTCGACCAGGACATATAGCGATCGAGCGTTCCGGTAACACGACCTACGACCGTTAATGCCAAAAGATCGTCTAATCCGCCACCATCAATGCCAATCGTCAATACTTCGCAACTATCGATGACTTTTTGCAGCGTTTGGGCCTTTTCTGATCCATTTCCAAGCCAATAATCGGCCCCAGGCCAGCGGTCAGAGCCCAAATCTAGGCCGATTTGGATGTTGAAATGCTTGGAAAGAATGCTCTGTAGGCTATCCTCACCGCTCTCCTTGGCCTGCATTATCTTCTGTCGGAGCGTGGGGATGTCCACGCTGACGCCCAAATTAGGGTTTGTGATGTACCAGTTACGCTCATCAAGGTACGCTTTTGCCGCAATCATGTGATCCGGGAACTCATAAATCACCGGCAAATACGACGGATCGATGATCTTGCCGTCGCGCACCTTGCGCGCATAGTTCAGTTGCTTCTTGAACACGCCTGCAGGCGGCTCGCTGCTCTGCGTGGTCAGATAGATGACGCAGCCTTCCGGCCGGCTCATCAAACCGCCTGTCGCTTCGACAAGCATGTCCTCGGCCTTGGACATCTTGCCGAACTCGTGCAGCTCATCGACAAGGACCACGCTCGCTTTCTTGCCGCTAACTGTTGCGCTGTCCGCTGCAACCACCTTTAGCGTGGCATTCGTCACCCGATGGGTAATGGTGCGGATATGCGTCTGCACCTGGAACAGTGCACTCAGTTCTTCACTTGCATCGATCGCGGCTTTGATCGGCTTGAAGCTATTGTCAGCGACCTCTTTGGTCGGTGCCAGGATGATGAACTCTGCCTCCGGTCGCCAGTTGCGGATGATGAGCGTCAGCATGATGCCTGCGCCCAAAGTGGACTTGATGTTCTTCTTGCTGATGAGCATAAAGAACGACTTGATCAACCGCCGTCCTTCGCTCGGGTGACCCGGTACATCGCAATAGGCGCCGAAGATCGATTCGGCAAAGTGTTTCGACCATGCGAGGCAGTCGCCGAACTTCACCCCAGCGTCAACGATGTCAAGGTCATCGAAGACTGCCATTGCATCGTTCGCTGCCGTGGAGAACAACGGCGAGAATTTGATGAGTGACTTCTTGGCGACGATCAACTCTTGCCAGTCGAGGCAAGCAGTAGACCATTCGGGAGTGATGAACGATACAACCGGCGATTCGTTTGCGGCCTTTCGGTGCACTGCTTTTTTCACAGGCGCCTTTTTCTTGGCTGCGGGCCTCTTCGCTACGGCCATTACGCGACACTCCGCAGCGTGGGCTTACGACCGACACTGAAACGACCCGTGCCGGCAGCTTCCTCGGCGTCACCCTTGGCATCTTTTTTCTTGCCCTTGGGCATGGGCTTCGCATTGACATACGGCATCGCATCGAGCGCGGCCTTATATCGGACGCTGAAAGGCAATGCGGCGTTGTTCATTACGTCCGTCAACAGATCGAGTGGTGTGTCGTAGTGGTCTTTCAGCCGGCGCGCCTCATCCTCGTCCACGGCCTCATCCCGCTCCTTGCGCAGCTTGGCAATCATGTTGATAACTGCCTTTTGCTTGAGCAAACCCGATGCAATGCTGCCGGCCGTGCGCTCCGAATAACCCGCTTCGACCGCCGCATCACGTTTGCCCGCGCCGGCCACCATCGATTTACAAAACCGTAAACGTCGTTCATCCATTTTGACACCCATAAGCGTTGTTTATGCCACACGAGGTTATCGATAAAGATTACTTAAGTCAAAAGCATCTGATTTTCCACAAATGGGGGAAGGGGCGGTCTATGTCGATCGTCAACGCCGAAGAATTAGCAAGGGGTGGGGGTACCGATCGCTGCCATGGTTGAATGATCGCGATGGTGTAATAGATAAAAATAGTTGTTGACGATCATCAATTGAGCATATAGAATGCTCATCAACGCAGCACACAACGTGCTGTCAACTTGGAGATACGACGATGAACCGTGATGAATGCATTGCACGCGCTGTAAAGCTGGCACGGGCGCACAACCATGAAGCGATGCGAATCGAACGTGAGTGCTATTGCACAATCGCAACGAGTGCAACAGTTCGCATTGCTATATCTGCGATCAAGTCCCAGCGGCACATGCGCGATCAGGCAATGCAGACAGCACGCATGCTTCGGAGCATGAAATGAACCGCGTCGCATCACTCCACTATGCAGAAGCGCGCTACCAGCTGCGCAAGGCACGCGAGACACGCCACAACACCGAGCGTGTGCGATTGGCGCGCATGTTTCACGGTCTTGCACGCGCTGCACTCAAGACTGACTACAGGCTATTGACGACCGTCATCTGACCTTGTAGACTCACCTACATAACCCGCCAACGCCTAGAGGCCAACGCAATGAACAACGCACATCTGCTGATCATCACAACACTGCGCGCTACTAACACCCGTCCTGCACGCGTAAAGATTCAGTCTCCGCGTTTCAATGAGAGCGTTGTCGTTCCTTTCGATTATGAGCATTCGTATTCGTTGGAACAGGCAATTGCATGGCTGCAGAACGCCGGCTACACGATCATCAATACGGGTGATGCACAAAACGGTTATTTCGCCACGGTAAAGGAGTTCGTGAGCCCGAAAGCAGCTCAGAGCGACTTCTATGTCTGCGCCATGTGGAGGGCGAACCAGTGAACCGCGTAACTATCGCCCATTATCTGACGCAATCTGGTGCAGATGGCGTTGTTATCCAGCTTGATGAAAAAGGTCGCTATTCCTATATCGGCAAATGGGGTGCTGGATCGGGTCATTCGTATGAAGAAATGGTGAAAGAGCTAAACAGCATGTTGCGCGCTCATCCGCGTCATTCCATAAAGCTTTGTTTCTGGACTGGCAAATGATGTTCCTTTATCGCCTTGTCCGCGAAGTCTGCCCAGGTGTTGTGGAATACCTGCATTACATTGGCCCCTTTGACGGCACTCCCACGGGCTGGATCGTAGTAACCCGCAAACTAATCATTCGGAGTAAGGCATGAAACACTTTGAAGTGAAGGTTATCCAAGACAAAGGCGGCGCGCGTCGCCCTCCCTCTTCCATCCCTCTGGAGTCACCCATGAACCAAGCAGTGGCTACGCAAGCGCCCACCTCTGTCACCACGCCCGATGGGCTGGTGATCTTCCCGAGCCAGCTCTACAAGGGCTGCGCCAAGCTCAGTGCCGACCACGTGCATCTGCCGGCGGATGCCACCGATCACGCGATCGTGTATGACCCGCTGACCGGTCTGATGGAATCGGTGAACGCACCTGGTTTCGATAAGGGGATGACGCCGGATGAAGCGATACAGCTGGCCGCCGCGCTGTCCTTCGCCGGCTATTCGGACTGGCGGTCGCCCTTAGTGCCGGAATCCGTGCATTCGGTCGATTACACCCGCGAGGATCCGGCCGCCGATCTGAGCCTGTACCCCGATGCCGTCAGCGGTGGTTATTGGACGGGCCAGCAGACGAAATGGTCGCTCGAAGAAGCGGGTTCTTCCCGCTCGTTCTTCTGCGTCGGCATGAGCGTCGGCAGCGTGGGCAACTACCACGCCGACCTCCAGCTGCGGTCGCGGCCGGTGCGGCGCGCGTCGCCGGCCAGTCAGTAATTGTTCCTTTGTCCGGAGGGCGCTCTGCGCCTACGCAATAGCTTGTCGCGCAACAATGCTGGAACCTGGCCCGCAAACTCTATTGCGCTCATGGTGTCGCGATTCCCCGATCCATGGTGCTCGCGGTATATACACCAGTTGCCATTTGCCGTGAATATGGAGTAATACAATCATGACCGACAATGAAATCCTGCGCGCAGCCGTTGAAATCTGCGAACGGCGCGAGAAAGCAACGCCTCAAGCATGGCAAATGTGGCGCCGGCTCGCCGGATCGCTGCGCAAAGCTCTGAGCCTGCTGTAATGATCAAGCCACATTATCGGACGCGGCTACGCTGGCATCATCCGATGTTCCATGGAGGCATATATCGGACGCGTGGACATTGGTGCACAACCATGGATAGCGCTACAGGATGGATTTACTTCGGAACCTCTTACATTGCAGGCTTCCGCATTTTTCATTATCGCGATTGATATCCACGCGGCAACGCACAAATAAAAACCCCGGACGCCATGCCGGGGTTTTTCGTTATCTAAGCTCTATCGACCATCGAGCACCCATGATGCTGCCGGTCATGTTTTCTTTCGTAATGGTGAATTTTCCCCCTGTCGCGCCGTAGAGGAAACTTTCAACCATCGCTGCGGCGGCTGCGAATGTCGGCGGATGCCATTTTTCAGTGTCGCCGTTCTGTAGCGTCATGCTCAGTTCGAATTTCACCGGATCAACCTCCCCTTGTGATCACGTTCACCACCAGCTGCCGCAGCTTCCATGCGCTGCTTATGTTCGTCATGACAGTGTTTACAAAGCGATTGCCAGTTGCGACGATCCCAAAACAAACCCATGTTGCCCTTGTGCGGGATTTTATGGTCAACAACCATCGCTGCAACCGTGCATCCATCGCCTAACCGCACGCACCACGGATTTTCCGCCAGGAACAACCGCGATTCGCGGCGCCACGCGTGACCATAACCGCGTTGTGCCGCCGTGCGTCGATCAAATCCCATGAGGCTGCAGCCGCCTGATCGCATCCAGCGCTGGCTTGCATTTGCCCAGCTCACCGGCATCGTGCTGCCAAGCATCGAACATTTCCCCGTTCGTGGTCACCGTGGCCGGATCGTGGGCATTTTCAATCGTGGGCAACAACGATAAATCGAGGGGCACATATTGAACGTGGGCAACTTCCACGGTCCTGGTTATTTCGCGAGGCTTGGCCGTCTGACAACCGGCGAGCGCCAACAAAATCATCACCAGCAACAAATTTTTCATCACTTGCTCCCCTGTAATGCAGCACGTAATGGCGCGGGCAATTCCTGATCTGCCCAATGTTGAACGGAAATATCCGAACGCTTGAGCCTTTCCAGCGTCGCTGATAATGCTGCTGCCTTGGCGGTAGCTGCATCGGCAAGTGCTCGTGCGGTAGCCGCTTCGCCTTGCGCTTCCTGCAAGCGTGTCTGCATATCGCTCAATCGTTGCACGTCCGCCTGATGCTGAAGCGCAGCAGCCTCCTTGTCGGCTTTCTGATCGCCCTGGATGCATTCGACCTTGGCAACCTGTGCGCCACTCTTTGCACTGAGGTGACTGATGGTGAACATGGCGATAGCACCGAGTGCCACGATCACCAATATCACACCTAACGCGATGAGAATTTTCGATGACATACGTTTCTCCCAAAATTAATTGACTAGCGAAAATTTCAGACCTCAAAAATAGCGAACACCCTACGAACGTTCCAAATCCTCTAAGCATGTTTCCAGATCGTTCCACGCGGCGTTCAACTTGCGAACGATTTCCTCACCGAACTGGAAATTTTGTTGCTCGTGTCTCGCCTCCCAAATCACAGACTTGAGATAGCGAATACGAATATGGATTTCACGTCGGTTCTGCCGGTACTTAGCGCCGCGCAGATGTATTTCGTCAAGTACTGCGACGATCTGCGGGAATAACAGAATGCGATCGGGAGCGTGGGCGGAGCCAGGAAGAGCGGCGACACGCGCTTTGCGCATCAACTCTTCTAAGGCTTGCGCAGTCATGCGACCGGCTGAACACCCAAGCCCTGCAGCTGGAAACGCAACCGGGCGGCGGCTTCCTCGGCGGCACGGCGCGCTGCAATGGCAGCATCGACTTGCTTGCTCATTTCATCCAAGCGAGCTTCCATTTTATCCATCTGCGCACGCCAATTCGTTTCGGCGTCCGTCATCGTCTGACGAAGCCGCGCAATATCGGCTTGCAGGTTCTGGATCATTTTGTCGCCAGCGCTCAACGCGGTGACATCGAGATTTGTCCCGGCATCGTCAATGCGATCACGGCGACCATCGTTCTTGACCTTTTGTTTCCACGCGACAATGCCGCCTCCAATGGTGAGCAGAGCAACGACAAAGGCTTTGCCCGTATCCGCATTGAAATAGTCCGGCAGTGACATCATGCGTGACCCCTGTCGCGTGTTGTGGCTTCGGTACGTAAGGTCGATATGAACGACATGATCGTGAGAACGATGTATCCAGTCAACACGGGCAAAATCGGCCAGTAACTATAGGCCGATGCGTAAAGGCCGTAAGTGACTGACGCCCATAATGCCGTGGTACTGACGTTTACCGTATAAGCCCAGCCCACGCGTGGCGACGAATCGAAAATACGCCACCACAGGCAGAAACCATCAAGCAGGAAAATAGCCGTCCAAATCGCAGCACCGGGTGGCTGCGAAATGAGGATTAAAAGACCGTGCAGGGTAGCTGCGAAGGCTAAGAGCCAACGCAGCGTTGTCGCTGAACCGTAGCGCAGCGAATCCCACAAGTCCCAGGCCCACAGTCGATTTGTCATGGCGCGGATGATATCAGGGAAAGTGCACGATTGGTTTGGGCGATCCTACCAGCCAAATCCGTCAATCCGCCATTGACCTTTTGGGTAATCGCGGCGATGTCCGTGATAATCGACAACTTGCGGTTGTACCAGAACCAGCACGCCACATTTGCCGCGTTATCCGTCTGCGTCAGCAGATCAGGATTTTGCAACAGACGATCATCGCCGAAACATCCATAAGATGCGTCGTGATAATTCTGGCGACCCGTGATCATGATCAGACCACGACCGATAAAATTGCCACCGTCTCCCGGTTCCGTGTTGCCCAGGTGCGTCGATCCCCACGGCAGGCCGTACATCGCTTCCCCGATCCTCTCCGGGCCACCAGCACAGATCGCCGTGGCTTGATCAAGGGTATCGAGCCCGTTGCGTCCCCTGAAGATTTCCAGCAGCCGCGCCGGACGATAATTCAGGTTTTCGACCACGCGGGTAAATTGCTGGGACTCGACGGACAGCTGTCCCAAGAATCGTGCCTGATCTTTGGGATCGGAAATTCCCCAATGATCCGCATAATTTTCCAGCGCTCCGGTAAATTCTCCGCAATCAAAATCTGAAAAGATGCTCATAATTTTTCCTTGGTTGGTGGTTACAGGTTACAGGGTTACAGGTGAAATCAAGAGAGCAGCCCTAAAATTTGCGAATTTTGAAAATGAAAAAATTCCTTTTTCTAGCCAGACGGAATTTGACCTGTAACCTGTAACCTGTAACTTTTGACTCTCTCTTTCTTCTTTTTCCTTGATATATAAGGAAAAAAAGAGAGAGGGCCAAGGTTACAGGTTGGGTTACAGGTTACAGGTTGAGAGGTTCGGAAGGCTCTTTCTCATAATTTCAAGCAAATCTTCCTGTTGAGCGTGGAAATTTTGGCGAATCCATAGACGTTGTGTAAGTCCATGAACTTTTACAGCTCTCGGCCACGGCCTGTAACCAAGCGCAGCAAGCATCGAATGCCACGCTGATGAGCTAGGAATTTGTAAATCTTCCATCTGTGCGCGAATTTTTAGCGCACGACGTAGCATAGAAGATGAAAAAACGTCGATGGTTACACCGGGACATCCTGATTCAAGCACCTCCCTGATCACACCTTCAATGGGTTCTTCGGAAAATTCAGCCATGATCAGGCGTTCATCGGTGACAGGGGCGCGGCCGTCTGGATCAAACTGCGACGTGTCTAGGCCCAGGAGCCACGCCCGCCAGCCGCCCGGCTCTCGTCGCATGCTCTGCCCCATGCGTTTGAACTGCGCGACGAGGTCATCCACGCTAGCGAGCCCCTTGGCCCTTACCGCATCCTCAATGGAGCAATAGGGCGAGAACACCACCATCCAGCGGCGCTCCTTGTTATCGACAGGCACAGCGTCTTCATAATTGGTATTGGCCCAATGGTTCGTGACATTCACCAGCGATTCGCCGGACGCTCGACCTTTACGGTTCAGATCGATGAGCGTGTCACCGATGAATATTTTCATCGCGTTGAACAGACGATGCTTTTCCTTGCCTACAAGCCGTATCTCTTCGATCACGTTGACTGCTTTACCTGTCGCCCAATCAGTAAAGCCGCCGCTATTATTGAGATTGCCCTGTGAGGTCAACTTGACGTTCGCGATACCCATGGTGGCAAGGATCAGATCGAGCACGATGGATTTACCGTCGCCCTGCACACCTTTGACTAGTGGTGACCAGCGAATCTTGCGGCCAGGAAACTGGATGTTGTGTGCGAGCCATAGCAGTAAAGACGTATAGACGTCCATACGCTGACCGCACATCAAAAACATGTGTGCCTTGAATAGCTCGATGCATTCCACGGCATCGGCGGAAGGCTCGACCGGCACGGGCATGCTATTGGCGGTGAAGAGGTTTGCGAACTTCATGCCGCCATGGATAAAAAAGGCCGGCTGGTCAGGCCGGTAAAGAACATCATCGACTACCGGAATATTCCATCGCTCGCGGCAGAACGTCACAACATCTTCGCGTTGCCCATTGTTCTTGTAGGGCATCTTGTTGGCGTAGGTCATCCGCAAACCTTCGGCTGACATCGTGCTGCCGTTGGTGACATCCATGAATCGATCGCGGAAGGTGATGTAGCACAACGACGTGGCCCAATCAGGAACCACGACATTATTTTCGACAACGGACATGCGCGGCGGGTTGACGATGGTGCGCAGCTTCGCCAACGGAACCTTGGAATCGAATAGCGCCAACCGTTTTGCCAGGGCTTGCACGACGCGTTCGCCATAGAGCACCGGAATACCCATCGGCCCGATCGCCGGCATGATGTCCTCGGCCAGCACCTTCAGATCGCCGCAGCCATGGATACGGTCAACCACTTCCTGCGTGATCTTGTGCCAATCGACACTACTGTCCTGCACTTGCGCGATCAGCGCCGGAACGGCCACGCGGATTTGCTTGTAGACATTTTTCGTGGTACTGCAGGCCAGATCGATCGTCAGTTCGCGCAGATACGTGCGATGACTATTCCACTTGTCGCGTACCAGACCGCTACGGCGCATTAAGCGCTCGATGCGCACCGCATGACAGCCGGTCCAGAACGCCAGATGCGACGCTAGGGCAAGATCGCTCTCGCTGGACTTATCGCACTGGCCTTCCCATAGCTGCCTGAAGGTCAGCGCACCGCCAAAGCGTGCCGCAGCACTGCCACCCGCAGCCAGCGCCTTGGCAATGAGCGCATCGTCATCCGTAGGACCATCCCAATCAGCGCGAGGCCGGTCAGACTCATAGGCCAGCACTTCGCCATCGCTCTGCCGTGGAGGAAACCAATCGCGCAACACGTTGTGGAGGATCGCGGTGCAATCGACATCCCAGCTGCCACTATTCGCAGTGCGGTTGATCGCCACACCTTGATTCTCGGTGTAGAACTCATACGCGTGCACGCTAGGGCGCTTGTGGCAATGGTCCGGCAGCTCACCTGTGTAACGCCCGACAATATGCACGCCCGTGCCGCTGCTGGTCCCTTCGAAATAGGCGCCTGCGGCCAGGAACGATGCAGCCATTGCACCACTGGCTGCATCGAGTTGACCATCGTTAACGCAATGGTCCAGATCGAGGAAGAAGAGTTTCTCGTGCGGCTCTGACTTCATACCAAGCCAGTAGCACGCCGCGCCGGCCTGCGGCAATGAATCCAGGCATCGCTCTACATGTTGACGATCATCAAGCCAAACAGACTCGATGTCCACGGGCCATTGCTTGCCGTCAAGGGTGCAGGGTGCTTTGTTGTACTTCTGTTTCTCTTGGTTCCAGTCGAACCTATAAAGGAACCATTTCATGCTTCAACGCCCCTGTTTTCCGTTTGCATGTCCTGCCACCTGTTGAGCGAGTCGATCGCTTCTTGAATATCCTGGTGGATGTCCTTACCCGCACCACGACCACCAGCAACGAGCAACTTCTTGATGGCGTGTTGTAGTGCGGGGTCCGTAACGTTGAACAAAACCAAGACACGATAGACGTCTATCGTGCTCAGATGTCGAACGTCTTTTTTGTAATGGTTGTGTTTCCCATTCACTGCACGCCCCACTCTTTTGCCATGCCGAGAAACATGGACTGAGTGTTGCGCGGGCCGTAATGCATGCAGCCGGTGATGAGCGTATGGGCATCCTTGGAACTGGCGGGATATCCCAGCTCTTCCCACAGTTTGGGGTGCAGCAGATTGGATTCGGCCACCAGCATATGTTGATCGACAAGGCGCACAGCCTCACTCATCGTCGCCGGCAATCCGAAGTGCTTGCGGAGCGCTGATTCCATGCGCGCCTCGATCTGCTGATAATCCGGCAGCATCATTTTCAGCGGTGTGGGGATGTCACAGATGTACGCCTCGGCCGCATCGTGCAGCAGCGCTTCTAGGCGCAATGCATCGTCGCTGATGAGCATGGCGCAGCAAATGCTATGCATGCCCACCGTATAGCTGTGCTCTTGATGACCGTTATAGCGCACGATGCGCGATAAGCTGTGCGCGATGTCCTCGATGTCGATCAACGCCGGATCGATATTCAACGGATCGATGCATTTGCCGCTAAAGGTTGTCAGGTAACCGCTCATTCCATTTGCTCCTTGGTTGTGTATGCCGCAGGCTCCAAATGCACGAGTCCTGTGACGGTTATCACATCAAATTCGAACGCTCTTACCCCATGGATATCCAGACCATCTTTCGGCATCCGATGGCAGCGCACGATGCCTTTATCCGTATCGACGTAAATCACTTGGTGTTGTTCGATACCGTCAACGAATACTCGCGTGGGACGCGGCGGCGGATTGTCGATGTCGAAGATCATATCGGCAGACCTCCCTCTTTTCTCGCCAAGCGTTCCGCAGTAGCACGATCGACAATGCGCAGATGGATGCCGTCATCCAACTCTTGTACCGTTATCGTGCTCCCCACGGGCATGCTCTTGAGGTCAGCCATGGAAATGACCACATGACCGCCGGCCTTCAGCACAGCGAATGCGCAGAGCGTGTGCCACTGATCATGCAGTGATTGCGTCACCGGATGATTCGGATTTAATTCCATTTTCCCCTCCACTTATGAACAGGTCCGACAGTCTCGCCCAGGTACGTCCAGACGCGACCGCTCCAATACAATTTACACTGAGCCCCACTCGCCGCGCAGCACTCATACCAGCCGATGCTACAAGGCACATATTCGCCACCATACCACGGAGAATTTACACCCGTGGATGTCCACGGCAGCATGGCCGGGCTGATGACCGTAAAGCAACCTTCCTCAACGTGATGCGCAGTTCCGCAACGCGGACAACGAAAAGCCGCTGACGACTGCCAACGGCTTTTTGTCCAGACTTGCAAAGATCGGTGCATGCAACGCGAACAGGTGAAGGTTACTTCGGTAGCTTCACCACGATGGGTTTGCATGGCAACTTAACCTGTATTTTTGGCTTGAAGGGACCACCGCGAAGATAGTCACCGATCTTATGCATTTCGACATCTTTGACTCCGCCGCCTGTCGATCCGTAACGCAGCATACAGATGATGTCATGTGCCTTACGGTCGAAATCGTCCCGGGTCATTCCACGTTACTCGGCGCGGGCGGCGGTGCCAGCTTGCTTGCGACGGCCACGGGTACCGGCTTGGGCTTCACTACTGCCGGCTTCTTGGCAGCAGACTTCACAGCGGCCTTTTTGGAGGTGGATACAGAGGGTGATCCAGCCTTCTTGACCGCTGGCGCTTTTTTTGCGGCGACCTTGACCACGGGCTTTTTCGGCGCCGGCTTCGGAGCCTTCTTGGCGACCATGACCGGCTTGACGATTGTGATCTTGCCGGACTTGACGTAGGCGCGCACGTCGTTGCGCAGCACGTCGCGATCCTTGAAGTGGGCGAACACCAGCGGCGCGGTGCACTTGCAGGCGCGGGCGATGGCGGCAGCGCTCACCTTGGAAACGTCGTCACCCTTGACGAGCTTTTTGCCCGCTTCCAGGAACTGCTTGTGACGCTCGTCATACGTGAAGGACTTGCTTGCGATCTTAGCCATGATTGAATACCTCGGGAGTGGTTGCAAAAGCGGCGAAACCGCCGTGTGTGTTGATGAAGTCGCGCCACCTTGCTTGCGCTTGCTCGTGCGGATCGCCTTTGTAAGTCCAGCCGAACTTTTTACATTCGACACTGGCAAACTGAGCGATCGTTTTACCGACATCGGTGACGACTATAACTTTTGATCGGAAACCGATCAAGTCCCCCGATTTGATGCTCTTGTTTTGAGCCTTGGACTCATTTGCGAGCCCGTAGCGCACCGGCACGCCCCGGTCATCCAGCAACGCCCCGACGTTGTTGCGCGTCAACCAGAAGCCATGCTGCGGGGCAGCGAGCCGGATAAGGGATTGAGAGCGAGCCTCGCTTGTGCCGTCCTCATCGATCGCCGGAGCGTGGTCATTGCCGGCCAACACCATCAACAGATCGGTTATCGCGGCCTGGGGGATGCCGTGACGTACTGCCCACGCGGCCAGCTCATCGCGGATTCTCATTGCCCAAGCCCTATTAATGCGAAATGTACGACCGTAAACACAAGCGCGGATATCGCTATGAACGCAACCGCGCTGCGCCAGTCGGAATAATGCGACTCACGCATGAACAGAAGCACGATCAGATACACGATAATCTGCACCTTCGTGTTCATAGCTTCGCCATGCGCTGTGCGGCTTTCCACACATGCCATGCAAAACTCGTATCCCGTTCAATGTAGTCACCGTCGTTATTGCGCCTCAAATAGACGTCCATATTGCCAAGCTGATCCGGCAACATCCATTCTTCGAACTCTTTGCGCACCGTATCGGAGGATTTCGATTGATGCAGTGCCTTTACCGTAAACGCGTACTGCCGGCAGATCGCCTCTGTTGCCTGTCGCTTTTCGCGTTCGCGGGTAAGCTCGTCGCCGCAGCGAATACAGCCGCACGCGAGCAAGCCAATGATGGCGATCAGAAACCAGACAGTGAAGATCATTCCCCATGCTCCTTGGTGACCGTGGCAAGCTGCGCATTCGATGTAACGCATGGGCCAGTCAAGCCGCAGCGATAACAAGTGCGCGGATAGACTTTTCCACGCTTCCGCATTACGCGCTGACAAAGCTCATCGACCCATACTGGCACATCCTTTTTACGGCACGCTTCGAAGTCGGCAGCATTCGGATGCCGATAGTTCAAGACGTACTCAGGGAACGCCGCGAACCGACCGTTGACCTGCTGCGACACATAGGGAACACCCAGTTCTTCCGGCCATTCCCAGGTCGCCTCCCACTCCGCAAGCAGCACGGCCATGCGCTGCTGCCAGTCGTCCGGCATGGCATGCATGAACGCACGCGGCATCGTCAACCAGCTGGCATGGGAGAGCCCAAAGGCCAGCCACAGGGCATCGTAACCCGGTCGATTACTCATGGCTTCCTCCCGTAATTCAGCAGCCAGCTATTACGACCGTCATGCGTTTCGGGTAGTTGACGAATCAGACCTTCGGCCCAGCAAACACGACTCATGCCCGATTGAATCTCGGCTGGGGTAAGCCGGATGATTTCGCGTTCGCTTGCTGCCATTTCAGACGGATGAAGCTTGTAGACGCGTGGTGTGTTTCCGCTGATGCCCAAGACGGCAATGCTGTCGGCAAATCGTTTCCACGCCGTATGCTCACCCTTACGTTCGGCAATAGCACGAGCGGACTGAAGCAATGCTTCACATTCCTTTCGGTGCGACTCGACCCGATTGAACACGGCGTAAAGCTCCCTGACGGCAGCGTCGCGAAGGGCGATCCGTTTCAATGGGTCACGCTCGCATCCAATCGTCTCGCCCTCATTGAGCAAGTGATGCATGCAGTCGTTCAAGCTACGCAGCTGGTAGTCGCGTTGGCGTGGAAGTTGGAGCACGGGAACGACCGTATGGGAACGACCGAGGTTGAACAACCATTCGAAAAATTTCATTTCACACCATCCAGACATAAGGAGAAAACGAAGCCTGCAACGAAGTCGGCAATAATCAGCGCCATCATCCAAAAGCCGAATGCTTCGAACGTGTGCAGAACAAACGGCGAGAGCCAAAAAAGCAGCGATGCTTGAAGCATCACGAGCGCAAAAATAACCCCCGTAACGAGATAGTTTTTCATTTCACAGTGTCCTCTTGGGTGATTTCGCAAGCGCGCTGGACGATCTGCGACAGCTTACGCGACGAGAGTCCGCTGTCATCATTACTTTCGTAAACGTACCATGCCACGCTGCGGGCAATCTCGCGATCCTCTCCCGTAAGTGCCGGCGACATGATCGCCTGTTCGACCTGGACCCGCGTCACCCCATGGCGGCGCGCCTGATCCATCTTGATCGTGAGTTGCGCCATGACCACGCAGAGCCCGATCATTTCAGCTGCTCCGTCGCGATGCGAATAGCCTTTTCGACCTTTTTGATCGCGGCTTTGTTGGCTCTGACGACATCGCTCACGCTGCCAATTAGCGAGGTGCGCCCGGTTGCTTTTGCAAACTCCAAGGCATACTTAAGATGCCCGTCGATGAGTGTCAGTTTGTCCAGCAATGCGTTCGATTGTCCCAGGCTCATCGGCGTGACACCGCAGAAGTTGAAGTAACGATTTTCATCACCAGTTCGCCGCAATGCGGGCAACCCATCAAGCTATCCCACTTTTCGGAGGGATCGAAAGGAACAGGTACCTCGATGAAGTGTTTGCAGCAAGCCATTTTCATACGTCGCACTGGCTTTCCCGCAGCCTTCCAATCGCCAATGTAAGTTTTGTATTTCTCCAATTTGCACATGACTCTAACCCTCGTTCAACGCGGCAACAACATCTTCGATCGACATCGGCACGCCGTCCTTAGCCACTACGTGCTCGCACTTGTGCACCTGGACGCTATACACCGGCATCGGTGTGGCCTGCGCGATGTCTAAGCGTTCGGCATCGACCCATACCACGAGCCCGACACGTGTAGGCTTGCCGATCAAACCAAGACTGCCGATGTCCTCCATAGTGCCGAACGTAATCATCGTGACCGGGTTGCGGAGCTTACGTGTTTTCCGCTCGGCATGAGTGATGTTCTGGTGCAGCACTTGGTACTGAATATTGCGATGTCCGACGAGCGCCAACATTTGAACGATATTCATGGGTATCACTCCTTCAATTGATAGCCGTAAGGGGCTGGTGGCTTCGACTTGAACACGCGGACTTCTTTGCGGCTGACCATGCCGCGCAGCGTGGCCGTCACGGCGTACTCTGGCTTATTGGTTTTCCCCGCCAGCTCTGCCGCCGTCCAAATCTTATTGTCGCTCATCACTTCGCGCAATGCAAAGTGCGATCCGTTCGGCTTAACCACGCGTCACCGCCAACGAGCGGATGCTAATCACATCGTGTTCGCGACGGACACGAGCCGACATTTGCAACCATTCGCCTTCGGGGATTTCGCGAAGCTGCCAGTAGAAACTATCGGGGCCATGGATTACCGTGCGTGGTGAATGAGGGTCGAAAGTGTCAATGCGACCCTTGGTGGCGATTGACGACACGCCGGTTGTCGGGACATCGGCCGGACGCCAGATGCAGCCGCACGCAGCGCACAGATGGGAGCGATGGGGTGGGTTGTTCCAGACAACCGTATCGCAGTCCTCGCCGCCTTTGTATTCCACATGGTCGATATGCTGCGTACCACACACGGGGCAGAACAGGATCATGGGAATAGGTGCACAGATTTCGGCTATCAATGTTTCAGCCTTGGTGTACTCGCCCATTCGAAATGCCATGGAGTTAGTATCATCACCAATGTTCTCGCCGAGACTCAGAATTTCCAAAAGCTTGTTGCGTAGTGCGTCGTTCACGGATATGCCCTCTTGAAAATGACAGTTCTGACGTAGCATTTGGCGATGGCGTCGTAATGCATGTTGTTAGGCGTCAACGAAAGATATGTTTGGATATCCAAGCTCGCTTGTGGCACGGAAATTCCAAAATAGTCAGTCAGCGCAGAACGGTTCAACCTGCCGTACTGATCAAGCAGAAAATCGATGAATCGTTGACGTTGCTGCGCTGCTGCGTTCAAGTGTATGCCCTCAAGTTGTAACGATCGTAAATCAGCGTTTTACGATTGTCAAGCGCTCTCTGATCTTGTTGTTCAACTCGGCGGTTTCCTTCGCTCCCAGCAGCCGCGCCTTGACCATATCCACGCCGTAGCGATGGTGGAACCGCCGCATGTTTTCCTGCAGGCTTTTGTTAGCAGGCATCACAAATTGCATCAAGTTCGCTAGCGCTTGCTGCTCGCGCATCTTTTCCTCATGGCGTCGCATCGTAGCAATGCGGGCCTCGTGCGATATGCCTTGTGCCACAGCACAGAAACTGCTCGGCTTGATCTGAAATGCCTGCTCTGCCGTGGTCACCCCAAACATCGACTGCAGCATTTCGGGCGTATATAGCGTCAGGTCACCATCGACATGCTGCGGCAGGCTGCGCTCGGCGGGCGGCGGTGGAACTGTGCGGCAATAGGGGCATTCGGGCAGGAAGCGGTTGTAGGGCTGATTGCACGTCGGTTCCAGGCATGTCCGATAAGGCTCCGCATCGCTCGGGCCGCTGCGCTTACCTTTACGATCCTCAAGTGACCAATCGCGTTCGACTGTCGGCGGTCCATTGAAGTGAATGACGTTGCCGACATGATCGTGTATGTAGGCGATGGGTTTCCTGCTTGCAGCGATGAGCTGCAAACGCTGCATGACCGTGTAGGCGTCCCAATTCTCCAAGTATGCCTTTTCGAGCAACAACCGCAGCGCACGTCCGAACTGCTGGGCATACAAGGCATAGCTGGCAGTTGGCCGTCCAAAGATCACCACTTCCACTGCGGGCAAATCGAAGCCTTCGCCGAACAGATCAACGTTAACCAGCACTTTGATTTCGCCAGCCTTGTACTTGCGCATGATCGGCCGACGCACTTCCTCCGGCATCGTTCCATCGATCAGCGCACAGCTCACACCCTTAGCATTAAACTCCTTGACGATCTTTTCGGCGTGCTCGATATCCACGGCGAAACAGATACCCATCTTTCCGGGCGTGTATCGGATGTAGGTATCGACAATATCGCCAACGATCTTGGCGGAGCGGTGAACGGCCTTGCGTACTTTCTGTTGGTTGTACTCACCATTTTCGCTCAGAGTGACATCCGACAGATCAAGGTCTTTCGGCATCGGTGCACGAATCTGGAAATTCGTCAGGAAGCCATTGTCGATCAACCATTGCATCGTCACACCGACGACAAGATCGTCAACGATACCGCTCGCCTCTCGCCCCAACCCTCTCCCATCGGCACGATCAGGCGTGGCCGTGGGCAACATCCAATTCGCTTCGGGATTGACCAGATTATATGCGCGCCCCCATTTATTCTCGGCAAGATAATGATGACCCTCATCGCCCAAGCCGAGCCCAACGGTACTGAGCCAGTTGCGTAAATCATGGCGATTGGGAAGCGTATCGACGCTGGCAACTTTGACGATCGATCGCGGGTTGTAAAACGTGCGACCGTAATTTTCCATATGCTCGCTGACGATCGTGCGAATCAAGCTTTGCGATCCAACGATGTCATGGGGAATGCCAGCCCCGGCAAAGGTATTGCTCATCTGTGCGATGAGTGCGCCGCGATGCGCGGAGCCCAGGACACCGGGAAGGCGACGCGGAACTGCGATATGCTCTCTGGCCGCGTGCATCATTATGTGCGTCTTACCCGACCCTGTTGCACACACTGGCATCTGTACTTTTCGACCTGCGTCCCACCCCTGTTTACAACCGTCATACAAGTGCTTTTGATATGCGCGAAGCATTTACGATTCCCTGTTGACAGTGTTGATCGACAGTGACAGTATAGCTTTCGTAACACAACCAAACAACCCAACCGAAGAGGCTACAAATGAATACGATTCGAATCCAGCTTGCCGAAGGTGCCAGCGCCGAAACCATCATGCGCGCCCATGCCGCCATCAACGCTTTTACCGGCAAAGTGATGAACTTGGCCGCCGATGGTTACCTGCATGGCATCAGTGAACATCGTCCCATCGATGCTGTCGCGGGCGAACAGGCCGGCCCGGTCACCCTGGATAGCGATGGTCTACCGTGGCATGCCGACATCCACGCCAGCACCAAGACGCTGACGCAGAAAGGTGCCTGGACCAAGCGCAAGGGTGTCGATGAAGCCACCATCAACCGTGTCACCGCCGAACTGCGTGCACTCTTCCCGGCTCCGGTTGCGAATATCACCGCTACGACAAGCACCATCGGCACGGTTAACACCGGCGTCAGCGTGCCCAAGATCGGTGCCATCAACATCGCTCCCAAGACCGAGTATCAGAAGTTGGTCGATTTCATCGCAACCAACGTTGCCAGCGGCAAGATCGATCAGCCCACGATCGATGCCACCTTCGCGAACAACAGCACATCGCTCGCCGCCCTGGCCGGTGATGAAGCCAGCAGCACGGCGTTCCGCGAAGCCTTCGAAGGCTATGTCGCTTCCCAAGCGTAACCGTACCCATGCAGGCGTATGAATACGTCCGCCCCAGTGCCGCAGCAAATCTGCTGCGGTGCTTTGGGTATGCGCAACTCAACGCCCTCGTGGGCGCCCCTTTCGAAGACGAGAACGAGGACACCGAAGTACGCGAGGATGGCACGGCGTGTCATTGGCTCGCGGAGCAACGATTGACAGACGTCAAACATCCGTCAGGTACCGTCAGCCCCAATGCGCGGGTGATCACTGACGAAATGCAAGGAGCCGTGGACGAATACGTACGCATCATGGGCGATGGCGAGCACTGGGTCATCGAAGAAAAGGCTCCGGTATCGACCGTCATCGCAGGTATGCAAGACGGCACGCCGGATGCGTGGAGTTTCAATTCACATACCATGACGCTGACGATCCTCGATCTGAAATTCGGCTATCGGTTTGTCGATGCCTACGAAAACATTCAGTTGACGATCTATGCGTTAACGATCATCTTCGCAGTCCTCAAATTGACGCCCGATAACGTCAAGGTTCGCCTGGGTATCTTTCAGCCCCGTGCACCCAATCATATGGGTGCGTTGCGCTGGTGGTCGCCCACGCCAACGAAGCTCTATGAAATGCACGCGATGATCGTTGCCGGTGTGTGGCAGTGTTTGCAACCGAATGCATTGTGCACGCCGCACCCAGGCTGCAAAACGTGCCCCGCTGCTCACGCATGTCACGCATTGCGCATGGCGGCATCGCGTGATACGGAAGTCGCCTATGCACCCGTACCAGCGATCTTGGATAACGAGCGTCTCGGCTATGAGCTGTCAATACGTCATGCCGCAGCAAAGATGCTGGAATCACAGATCGCAGGGCTTGAGACACAGGCCGAACATGCTCTGCGGCACGGCGAACGCGTGTCGGGCTATGAGCTGGGTCCACGTCGCACGTTGTGGCGGTGGAAGGAAGGGGCGGCGCAACTCGTCGCGGCTCTGGCAGCGTCTCTCAAAATCGAAGCTGTCGAAGTGAAAACCAAATCAGTGGCGCAGCTGCGTGCGTTGCTGCCAAAAGAAGTAGTGGAGTTGTACGCGGAAAAACCCAATGGTGGTTTCGTGCTGAAGCCTATCGATCCCAAAGATGCCGAAAGGCGTTTCAACCAGGAGTGATGTATGACGAATTTTGTATCCCCGACCGGACGACTGGTGCAGGGCTCCCCGACAATGCAGCATCTGAAGGACATGGAGAACAACAATAAACCGTTGTTCAACGACGACGGCTCGCCGACGATGGGCATCTTCATGGCGCTCGCGTTTCCGAAGCTGATCAACGGCGCCAGCAACGCAGAGTTCGATGCGTTCTTCAGCTTGCTGCGCAATGAAGCGGCTACCGCATGGCCGTCGTTGTTTCCGCAGGGTGCGGGCGGCAACTGCGTCAATCCGCGATTTTCGTGGAAGTATCAGGACGGCGATGGTATCAACCAGAACGGTCAATCCGTTAAGGCCAAGGCTGGCTTCGCCGGTCATCACATCATCAAGTTTACGTCGAAATATCCGGTGCGCTGCTACATGGAAGGCCAGTTTTCGCCGCATCAGGAATTGGCGAAGCCGGACGACGTGATCAGCCGTGGTGACTGGATTCGCATCGTCGGTGACGTACGCGGTAACAATGCGGAGGGCACGCAGGTTCCCGGTATCGTGTTGTATCCGTCGTTGGTGTCGTTCATCGGCCGCGATCCTACCGGACGTATCAGCAGCGGTCCGGAAGCGGCCACGGCGTTCACGGGCACGGCCTATGTGCCACCTGGTGTCACTGCCAATCCCGCAGCCGTGGGTGCAGGCGCAGCGAGCGGTGTTCCTGTGCCGGGCATCGCGGTTCCGGGCATCGCTGTCGCTGGTGTTCCTGTACCGGGTATCGCGGTGGTTTCCCCTGGCATTCCTGTGCCGGGTGCGGCCGGCATCCCCAGTCCAACGGGTGCCGTTGCAGGCATTCCGTTGCCTCCCGCAAAGCCGGCGTATATCGTGTCGCCGTCGCTGCTGGCCCAAGCGCCGACGGCCACGGTCGAAGGCGTGCTGGCACAGGGCTGGACGCTGGACGCCGCCGTCGCACAAGGGCTGCTCATCAAGCAGTGACGTTTAGCTTCATCAACCGCAATACCAACAAGAGGTAGCAACAATGAGTGACACCATCAAACTGAAGATCGAAGAAGAGTTCGATACTCTGCTCACCAAGCTGGACGGTGCGATCACCAACTACGATCACCGCCTGCGTGAGCACATCGCCACTGCCAAGGCCAATGTGCTTGCCCACGCGGGCATTGCGCCGACGACAGGTACCACCGAAGCGCCCCAGGCGTAACGGTTGACGTTCATCAAGACCCGGTGTCATACTGATGCCGGGTCTTTTTATTGGGGAAAATTTATGCTCATCAAACGGATACATGGTGCAGATGTCATTTTCGGCGTACCACCAGATTGGGACAAGGCGACGATGGGCGAATGCATGGGCTTGCCAGTGCGCACCGTCAAGACCCCGGAAGGCACGTACATGGTGAGCGCGTGGGAGCCCACTCCTGCCGAAATGCAGCGCATGGTCGATGGCGAGCCTCTCTATCTCTGGATACGCGGCGCAGTGCATCCCGTCGTATCCGTTACGGTCGCGGGTGATCCTGATGTCGGCATCTAAGCGCCCACTCGCTACGCTCGATATCGAGTGCTTTCACAATTGGTTCCTCATCGGCATCACTTGCTGCGAGACGGGAACCGAATGGGACTTCCAGCAAATAGACGGCTATCCGCTGGATTTTATGAGCATCGAAAAGCTACTACGACATTTTACGATCATCACATTCAACGGCGTCAACTATGATGTCCCCATGCTCTCCTATGCAATGCAGGGCGCGACGTGCACACAGCTGAAAGCGGCCAATGATGCGATCATCGAAAAGGGTTTGAAGTGGTGGGAGTTCGCCAAGCAGTTCAACGCCTGGACGCCCGACTACATCGACTACATCGACGCCAGCGAGCCCACACCCGGCGTGCGCGTCAGCTTGAAGCAATATGCCTGTCGTCTCGGTAGCCGTCTCGTGCAGGATAGCCCGGTTGATTTCCGTCAGCCGTTGCCGTTCGATCATGTACCTGACGAAATCCGCTACTGCCGCAATGACCGTGGTGTCACGCATGAATTGTTTACGGCCATCAAGTCACGTATCGAGCTGCGCGAAAATCTCAGTGCGAAATATGGCATTGACGTTCGCAGCAAGTCGGATGCGCAGATGGCCGAAGCCGTCATCAAGGAAGTCTGGACGCAGCAGATGCTTGCCCGCCCTGAGCTGATGAGCACGGCCGATGGTGCCTATTACAACCGATACAACAAGCCATCGATCGCGATCCCGAGTTATCCCCACGGCACAACGTTCAAAGCAAATATTCCCAGCTACGTGCATTTCATCACGCCGTACATGCAGGACTTCCTTGCTGTAGTTCGTAATGCTGACTTCCTGATCAGCGACAAGGAGGAAGCGATTGCGCTGGGCCATGATGGCAAGAACATCAGCACAGGTGTGCGCATTCCCGACGTGCTGAAGGGTCGAGACATCCTCATTGGTCAGTCCGTCTACCGTGTCGGCATCGGTGGTTTGCACTCGCAAGAATCGTCAGTGGGCTATCGCAGCATTCCCGGCCGCTACACGATGAAGACGGCCGACGTGCGCAGCTACTATCCGTCGATGATCAAAAATTCGGGTATGTATCCACGGCAGCTCGGCCCGATGTTCCAGGCGATCTACTGCGGTTTCATTGATGAACGTTTCCATGCGAAGGACGCGATCAAGAACCATGCGCCAGGAACACCCGAATACATCGTGCTCTGGACGATAGACGGCGGCGTGAAGATTTTTCTCAACGGTACCTTCGGAAAGCTCTGGTCACGATTCTCCATTTTCTACAATCCTCAAGGCGGCGTGGATGTCACCATCGGCGGTCAGCTGTCGTTGTTGATGCTCATCGAGCGCTTGGAGCTGGCTGGCATTCCTGTCGTGTCGGCCAACACCGATGGTATCGAAATCGCTGTGCCGGCCGGCTACGAAAACATCTGCGATGGCATCCTCGCATGGTGGCAACAGGTCACCAATCTCGCTCTCGATACCAAGAACTATGCCGCACTTTTCTCGCGTGACGTGAACAACTATCTATCGATCGGTTTCGATGGTAAGCCGAAACGCAAGGGTGTCATGGGTGAAAGTGGTGTGCTTCAGAACAAACATCCCGACCTGGATATCTGCGCTGATGCCGTGACAGATTTCCTGTGCAAAGGTGTGCCGATTGCGCAGACGATCTACGGTTGCAAGGACATCAAAAAATTCGTGCGCGTGCGCGGCGCCAAAGGTGGTGCTGGCTACAAGGAGTCGCCCACAGCAGAGCCCGTCCATTGCGGCCGTGCGGTGCGCTGGTACTACTCGATTGGCGCGCAGGGGCACATCATCGACATGGTGAGCGGCAACAAGGTCGCCGGCAGCGACGCAGCGAAACCGATCATGCTGATGGATGGCTCGTTCCCCGCCGATGTCGATCACGCTTTTTACGTTCGTAATGCTGAAGCACTCTTGATGGACATCGGTTATGCCAATGTACGATGAATTTGCAGCAGCTATTGCAGGCAGACACGTCAGACTCGATCTGTATGGTGAAATTTTCGACTCTCGATGCACCGCGTTGCTCACCCGCGAGCAAACGCTTCGTTTATCCCGTGAGCTGGCAAAGCTGGCTCTTTCCATTGATCAAGGAGTATCAAATCGTGACGTTCAAAAACCTGCTCATCCTGTTATCCAAGTGTCACGCCCAGGCGTTCCAAATGGGCTGGTGGTCCGATTGCCCGCCCAAGGACGACCCGGCATTCAAGTGGTATCTCGCCACAAAACTCTGCCTGATCCACAGCGAGATTGATGAAGCTGCAGCCATGGGCATGGACGATCATCTGCCGCACCGTTCGGCCTTTGAAGTCGAGCTGGCCGATACCGTCATCCGTGCCATGGACATGATCGGTTTCATCGGCACGCCGGACGACTGCGAAATGACGCCGTTCTTCAGCAATGGCACGGAATCGTTGTTGAACGTGTTGCATCAATGCGCCTCGCGTGCCATGGAGTTCATGCGCAAGGGTCACAGTGACGGTATGGTGCGCGAGCTGTACCGCCTGATCGTCACTGTGCAGAGGTGCCAGGGCGAGTTCTGCGTGGACATCCACGCGGCGATGGTGGAAAAGCTGGAATACAACGCTCGCCGTGCCGATCATCAACTTGTCAATCGTCAGGCTGACGGCGGGAAATCTTTCTGATGAAACTCTCAGATTTCAGCATGGTTGCAGGGCTCATGAATTCATTGAGCACTCTGCGCAGTGAACGGGCCACAGTGGCTTTTCACAACGATCATGGTGCCTTGGGTGTCACGATTCGCGGGCAATATCAGAACAGTGATGTTGTCGAAGCCGTGCGGCCTACCGTACTCAAGATCATCGACCAGCGTATTGCAGATGTCGAAAGTCGCCTTCATGCGCTCGGTGTGGAAATCGACAATGCAATGGAAGAGGACATACGCGCCACCGTTGGGGCGTCAATCGAATTGCCCATTTGCCTGCCCGACGAGTAGTTGACGACCGTAAATCGATGGTGTAGAGTAGCAAGCACTAACCAAGGAGAGTCCCATGAAAACCATCATCCTGTTGCTCTGCATCATCGCTTTCGGTGTCGCCCACGCTGATCCAGTCACTGTCATGGTTAGCCAGCCTGGACAGGACAAGGTTGTGTTCCTCACCCAAGTCGCGCAGACGTTGCGGACCTTTACGAATCACTCTGGCTTTGAGGCATGCGGCGGCGTGGCTACGGACGGTCAGCGCTACGGCGTGGCTATCAGCACTTCAAACTCGCATGTGGGTTGCGCGATCGACACGCATAATGTGCCTGACGGCATGCATTATGTGGGTGAAACGATCCATTCACACAGTCGCCAAAAGCTCGCGCATTTGAGCGAACAGGATTTGCTATTCACGGGTGGTAACTCGCAGATCATTCGCACCGATGCTGATTATTTTTCAGCGAATGATTATGCGATCCCAGGTTATCTAGCCGGCCGTAGTGCTCTATTTTACCAGCACGGCGAAGGTACGCAGCAGCGCGTCAGTAGTTGGTAACATCGATCGCCAGAACCACAACGGCCCCACTAGTAACGCCGGGTGTTCCGAAGTGAACCGTGTTTGTCGATAGGCAATACTGGAACTGGTTGACCGTTCCAGTATTGCTGCTTGTCTTTATGTTCGTACCATTCCACGAGCGCGACCAGTTTGGTCCGATGGGAAGCTCGCCAGAGCATGTAATGCTGGTCTGCGCCATAAGCAATGCACAGGATCGCCCCGCAGTCATGGTAGTGGTTCCAGCCGCTGTCAAGGCAGCTGTGATGCGTATAGGTCCATAGGTCGAATGGAAGGCAAGCGTCCCATCAGCTTTGAATACTTCCAAGCCATAGTTAGCGGGTATGACGTTCGGGGTAGGCCCAAAGGCATACCAAGTGATCGTGTCTGTGTGCGCAGTGCCATAGACGGATACGATATCGAACACCCAGTTAGCGCCAACCAGATTGGCCCCGAATACGATCACTTCAGTTGCGCACTGAATAGCGATTAACGGTGGAAAGCCGGAGCTATTTGCAACAGATATTTGAGCATGCGATCCACAAACCCATGTGCCACCACCGGATGAATTTGTCCACGCGGTGCCATCCAGGTTAACCGTACCTTTTGTTAAAAGTACGAAATTCGCGAATTGCTCAGTTATTTGAATGTAACCACTATCGTTGTAAATTAGCACGCCAGCAGTCATATCAGTAAATCCCGTAAACGATTTGGCAAGCACCACCAGCGGTATAGCTCAACGTCGTGCCGGATACACTCGCCGAAGTGAGAGTTAGGACAGTACCGGCAGCACTCGATGTTGGAGACACGCAAACAAAAGGGCGGCCAAGCGCCAAATTGGCATCGGTAATACTGCCGGTTCCATGACCGCTTGCTAATGCAAAATTACCCAGCACTTGCCCGCACCATGTTGACGTGTCCATTATCAACACGCCAGATGCATTCCATATTTGAATACCCTGGCCCATGCGTTATGCGCTCGGTGCGCCGGGAGCGTGGACAATCCAGCCGAATGTAACCGACTGCGGCAGTTCTGCGATGACCTCGGTGGATGTCGGCAACATCGCTGGCGGATTGCTACTCGCTGACTGCTGCCACTGGAAACAAGCCGTCCACACAGCATCGCGCCATGCAATCGCAGCCGTAGCATCTGCCTTGTACTGCGGGACAGCGCTGTTGATGTAGCTAACGCACGACTCCAAGGAGTTGTAGCCGTTTTGACCAGCAGTCCCATCGAGCCATCTTTGCACGTCACCCATCAACGCGTTCGCAGCGTCGGCGAGCGTGGGCGCTGGCATTGGTTCGATCTGCGATTCATCTTCCGGCCAGAGGTAATGCCCACGCGGAATGAAGGTGCCTGTTTCCAAGTCAAGAATGATATCGGGGTCATTTGTTTGCTGATACATGATTAAAGCTCCGCGTCGGCTATGAGATTCCCGGTCGCCAAATAAGCGCCATTGGTAGTTAAACCTGTCGTCGTAAGGTCGATATTTACAAAGCCAGTTGTAATAGTGGATGCGGTAGTTGCTGAAGCATTCACCCATGCGGAAGCAACCCAAGTTTGCCATTGACCTGCTGTTGGTGAGCCCATTTGGTTGCTTGAATAGAATGCAATTGCCGGAACGGCTCGTTTCGCTACAGCAAAATCGTAAATAGTACGCATTGCCGTCGTCAAAAAAGCTACGCTTGGAAGCTGCGGACCTTGCGATGCATTAGCAGGATTGATTGAATTTGAAAATGTTTTTTCGTAATAACGCTGACACAAAGCCAACTCTGCCCCAATCGGCCGTAATTCAAAAGGCGTTGCAATAGCTCCCTTTTCGATTTGAATTTGAGCAACATCAAATGTTCCCGACTGCTGCCCAATATTCGATGCGCGTGTTGCGAAAGTAGAACCGGCATCCATCCATAATACAAATATCAATGAATCGTTACCACCAGCAATAGTTTTTCCGGCATTGCTGGTTACCGTAAATGTAACCGTGAATTTTTGCCACACGGTAGTTAGATTTAATGCTATTGCACCAATCGCCGTCTCTGTCGTGCTACCGCCTGTCCCATAAATTTTTTGTATTTCGAAACCGACGGACCTATTAGCATCGGCTTTTGCCCAAAACGATGCAGTGCATTGCGCACCACTAAAACGTTCGAGCCCTTCCATTTTTTGCATCAAGAGCGCGTAGTTTCCCGCGCCAGCTACAGAAGCAACGACTACACGATGAAAATAGGTAGGTCCATTCGGTACAGCGGTTTGTCCGAGAACAAACGCTTGCTGACTCGGTGCCACTGTCGAACCAATCGCAAACGACTGCCAGCGATCACACAAATAGCCACCAGTTCCCGCAGCCAGTGAAGTTCCTCGCTGCCAAAAATGAAAGTTGCCATTGATGATCAAATTCTTGAAACCACCCACGGGATTGAAGCCCGCGTAAAGCTCCGTGAAATTGGCTTCTGTCTTTGTATTGGCTGTGCGATTGGTGTCGCCGTCCACGCCGCCTGGGGCAGTGCCAAGATTGATGTGTTGCTGTGTCATTGTGCTTACTCCCGTAAATTACCAAACACCAAGCCTGACCCGCAGCGTACTAGAAGCATCATATACGCGCCAGTTGCCTAGCGAGTATTCCGTATGCGCACCGCCTGCGGGATCGACGATCGTAAATTTGCTTGCGAGCACCGTGAACGATGAGACGGTACCGTTATTCTGCGATACCGTGCCGCTGATGTAACCGTTGACATCGAGCGTTAATGTCTGCTGCGCAGCGACGTAACCGGCCGTTGTTGCCTGCGCCGTCGTCACCGTGGAAATGTTGGCAGTATTCGTGTTGGTCTGAGCGCTGACGCTTGATATATTTGTTGACAATGCAGAATCAGCATTTGCTCGCGTTGTAGATTCGGTACTGATATTAGCCGTATTCGCATTAACGGTTGAAGTGAGGCTTGTGATGCTTGTTGATAAAGCAGAATCGGCCGTTGCACGAGTAGTCGCCTCGGTATTAATTGCAGCCACATTATCACCGAGCTGTGATTGTTGGCTGCGAATCGTCTGTACAAGTGACTGCCCAGGTGTCACTTGCAATGTAGTGCTATCCAGAATAAACGATCTGCGATCAGCTGTAGCAGCGCCAATTAGACTCACGGTACTGATCATCACATTGTCAGCATCTTCCCGATGCGACGCCTCGCTCCATTGCCCAACATAAACTGCATTATCGCCAGCAAAATTACTAGCATCACCAGCGAATCGCGGGAACGTTGTTGCAAGTAAATTTGCTACGTCGGTATTCAACGTAGCCACGTCAGCATTCAAAGTGGCTACTGCTGCCGCTGAATCAGCCAGCACACCAGCCAAGCTCTCCGACAAACTGACGATCTTCACCAGCATGCCGGTACTCAAAATACCATCGGTGTTGACGACACGAATAGCAAATGTGTAGACCGCACCACCGGGCGCAGGAACATTGGACGTAAACGCTGACGTGAAATAACCGGGCGTGGATGTCGCACCCATATCAGTCATTGCCGACCAATCGGGAGCCGGAACGTTGCCAGCGACATAGCGGATTTCCACGCCTGCCATATTTGGCGATTGTTGTACCGCTGGGCTGAATCCCCAGGCGAAGTTACGCAGACCATCGCCAAGATCGGTGATGTTGAAAACGTCAACGTTGTGTGGCGGCTGATTCGGCAACACAGGTGTGTAGCTGGCCGTCGTAGGTGTACCTGCGAAACCCTCCGGCGTGAAGGGGCGCACGGTCACCGTATAGGGGCGATTAGCCACCACGGACCATGTGGCGCTGCGTTCCTGCCCCAGAGTGGACACGAGCTGCATTTGCCCCTGTGTATCCAGATCGCAATACACGAGCACGCTGCCAACGACACCGCTGATAGCGAAACTGGCACTCAACGTCACACTAGCTACATCGCCCGTAACGATCTGCTGTTCCGTCAGTGTGAGATTCGCAGCAGTGGGCCGACTGGGAAGCAGCGCACCTGAATTTGGCGGATGGTAGGTGCCCGTATTTACGTAGGTCCAGAACTCATCACTCTCCGGCACAAGGCTGATCGTTGCACCCTTGAAACCTGCCTGCGGCTGCACGCTGATTACGCGGCAGGCAAGACCCGGCGTCTGTTTGAAATCGTAAATCCACAGCGTATCGAATACGGGGTTGTCATCAGCATCGCCCGGCACATCGGCATCTACGGGCCACGATTCCACCAGCACGATTTGATCTGTCGGCGCACCGAAAGCAACGACAGTGAACACGCGGTAACTGGCTTCGCCGGGGATGCGCAAGCCAATGTATGCGTTGCCCGTGGCTGGTGGTGGCACGACCACGTCAAGCGTTAGATGCAGCTTGTTGCTCTCATCGAGCACCGCACCGATCACGTTGCCGCCGTATCCCCATTGCGTCAGATCGTGTTGCATCTGCACCATAGAGAATCGGCGATAGGTCAGCCATTCGAACGACGTGCCGTAATCGATACCCTTGTACTGATACGCCTGCTGCGCCATTAGGAAGCGAGTAAGCTTCGCCGCGTGGGCTTCGTTCGTCACACCTTCCAAAGTCACATTTGCAGGATTGGTGATCGTCGTGGTACCACTCGTCGGCGACGGAACGTAAATCGTCACATCCGCCCACGGCTGTTTTGTTTTATCGACGTAGGTGGCCGCAATGCCATCGGACGTGCCCACGAGCGTATAAGTGACATTGAACGTCCCCTTTTGCACGCGGCTCATGTTGATGATGCCGTCAATCGGTTGATCCTGAGCAGACCAGATAACCGAGTGCAGCCCCATGGCATCGGTGTACTCACCGAAACCAGCTTGTGCTAACGCTTCAAGCATTTGCAAATGCGAGCGGTCCTGTGACATCCAATAGTCATAGGTATAGTTGCCAGCAGTGCAGAAAAGCATGAACGCCTGATAAGCAGCGATGTCGATTTCATCATCCGAATATCCACAGCCAGCGATCAGCTTTCCCGTCGAATCGTAATAGCCGCGCAGATACTTCAACATCTGCGCACCAGGGTTGCTGCTCTCTTCCGTCACCCAGCCAGTGCCGACACCCTTCCACACGGGGATGGAAGTGGAATGTGCGACGGCGTTGATCTGATCCGGTGCGCCGTTGAGCTGCGCTGTAGCCTTCATCTGCATGGCGGTGCGCGCAATGCCGGTATAAGTCGAGCTGTCGAGCTGGATGCTAGTCAGCGTGGCAAGCGAAATATTGCACACCGCATTAGCACCAGTGCTCTGCGTGCCCAAGCGATACACCTGAGTTTCGTACTGACCTTCCGGCAGCGTGGCGATCACCGTGCTGCGATAAACCTTCGTAGCACTCCCATGGGCGGCAAGAGTGGTCCATGTAATCCACGGGGTTGTTCCGACGAGGCGATATTGAATGACAACACCGTCGCCATTGCCGATGATGCGACCTTTACCATCGACATCGTAAGCCTGATAGGTGAAGTCCCAATCGATGCGCACGGTATTGAGCGATGATGTACGACTTACTGTCATCAAATGCCCGCTTTCATCCTGCAGCGCGCCACCATCCTGCGTATCGACGTTGCCGAACAGTGGTATCACGTCATCCGCGATACCACTAAATCCCCGGTTCCACGTCTGGATGTCATTGAGGTAAGTAGCAATCGGCGTGGTGCCGAGATACATCGTATCGTAATGATCGACACCAATACCCCACGACAAATTTACCGCAAGGTACTGTTCGTTGCCGGAGTACCACGAATAAGGCTTCGACAACATGTCCGGCGCGAGCATGAACGTGCCGAACAGGATAGGCACACCCTGATAGGGCTTCGTCTGGTTATTGACGTTGCTCAACGAGTATTGCGCGTCTTGCGCAGCACCCGAAGCCGACTTGTCCGATTGTGCTTTCGGTCCAAGCATTTTGTTGATCAACAACGTACCAACGATTTGAATTGCAGCAATGCCCACCAAGCAACCGAACGTTGCCATCGCACCCATGCCTGCGAATGCACCAGTACCGGCCATCGCGGCGCCAGCCATACCACCCGTCCAGATCGTAAGCGCAATGATGGCGATCA